GTGACAAACGCCTCAGTGGCATATCCGGTCAGGTCTGCAGCTTGTAGAGCAGAGTTAAGCAGATTGTTCTTGGCCGTGGTAAAGTTGATTTCTGTCAGACCGCCGTCACCAACCGAGTAGGTCGTGTCAGTGAACAAGGCTCCAGCAGGGACGTTTGTTAGAACTTGTGCGTCGTCCACCTTGCCGTCTAGGGCAGCCTGCAAACCGTTGATGGTCGAAATTGCTTGAGTATGAGCAGTTGGTGTACGTGCGTCAGAGAGACGGGTATCGTTACCTTTAACAACCTCTCCAACCGCTGCATCACCTACTGCTGCAACATTAAGCGGAGCAACTGTACCAAGGGACGGTTTGTTCGAGAGGTCATTATAGCTTCCGCTGAATAATTGAGCAGTTGTTGCGTACCCTGCTGCGGAGTGATCACCCCACCCAAACGCCGTGTTCCAGTTTGTGATATCAGCGGCAGCAACAAACTTATGAATACTGGCAGTATCGTCCAAATCATCAGGGTCTAGAACCACTGCACCTGACTGACCGTTAACTGTATCTACACTGCCTGCACTATCTAGTGCTGCTTGCAAACCAGTCACATCAGCAATCGCATGATTATGAGCAGTGGGAGTGCGATTATCGCTTAATCTGCTATCATCGCCTTTTACTACTTCTCCAATTGCAGCGTCTCCAACTGCCGGAACATTCAAAGCAGAAGCTGTACCAAAAGTTGGTTTACCTGTTACAGCCGCCCAAGATACTGAAGTTAGGTATCCTGCTAAAGAATGATCTCCCCAACCATGTGCAGTATCTGCTTTGGTTCCCTGGGCAGCAGTTGCAAAAGTACTGGCAGCAACAACAGCAGCAGACCCAAGACCTAGGTTGGTTCTTGCGGTTACTACGTTTGTTAAGTCCGACAAGTTGTTTGTTGGAATCAACGAATCTCCTGCTTCCAGTACAGCAGCAGACCAAACAGTGCCTGTGTAAATGCGAAGACCATTGTCTGTACTGTTCCAATAAAACAGGCCTTCTGAAATTGGGTACCCACTAGCATCTGCTGCAGCGTCGTTTGCGTAAACTCCCAAGTACCGAGAAAAGAAATCATCTCGAGCAGCAATGGTTCCCGTTTCAGCACTCTCTGCAGCCGTCTGAGCAGCCTGTGCAGCAACTTTAGCTGTATCTGCTAATTCAGCTTGTGTAGTGGCTATACCTGCTTGTGTAGTGGCTGTGGCAGCGTCCGTAGACGCAGAACTTGCAGAACCACTTGCAGCTGTTGCCGAGGCATCTGCGTTTGTTGCTGACGTTGCTGCATTTGTGGCAGCTGTTGTAGCAGATAAAGCGTCTGCTGCTACCCCGGCTTCTGCTGCTTCGGCAGCTGTCTGAGCTGCTTCTGCTGCTATCTGAGCATCACTTGCTGCTTGGGCACTTGCGGCGGCAGCTGCTTCAGATGACTCCCACGCTGCACCGTTCCAAAAGCGAGTTTCGTTACTCACAGTGTTCCAATAAACGGCACCGACAATCAAAGCATCGCCGTCATTATCTACAATTGGATCAGATCCTTTAGGTCCAAGATATCTGTCGTCAAAATTGTCAAAAATAGTAGCTACTGCTGCGAGATCAGAAGCAGTTTGCGCCGCATCCGCCGCTGCATTTGCCCCCGCTAGTTCTGCTGCAGTCTGAGCAGCTTCTGCTGCGGTTCTAGCGGTTGCTGCCAGCCCTGCTTGAGTTGTAGCAGTAATGGCTTCTGTAGAAGCCGTACTTGCTGATGCAGCTGCATTAGTTTCAGACGTTGCTGCAGCTAACGCATTGCAGATCGAGTACCTACACCATCGACATCAAGACCATCAGCTTTTTCAGCCCAATCGGCTGCCAGCTGTGCGGAGCCACCTGCATTTGTCTCTGATGTCGCTGCGGCTGTTGCAGATGCGTCAGCTTCTGCAGCACTGACTGCTGCAGCTGCGGCTTCAGCTCCTGCGGCCGCTACAGAAGAAGCTGCCGTTTCTGCTGCAGTCTGAGCTGTTTCTGCACCTGTTTGTGCTGCTTGAGCGGCTGTCGCTGAAGTAGCTGCATTTGCTTCACTGATGGCTGCAGCCGCTTCAGATGCTGCAGCGTTTGTTTCCGATCTGCCAGCAGCTAAAGCAGAGGCTGCTGCTTCAGATGCGCTTGCTGCTGCAGGAGCAACTGCCGCTACAGCTGCATCTAAAATTAGCTCACCGTCATTTTTGCCAGGGTATGCAGGCAAAATAGCAATTTCATGTAAATTAGCTGTAGCCGTATTTGGAACCACAGCTGTCATTGTTTCTCGTGTATTATCCGTACTACTGATAAGAATGTTATACATCGACTCAGTGGCACCAAGCTGGTTAGGCCAAAGTTCTAGTATACACTCACCGTTCTCATCAGTTACGGCTTGAGTTCTTTCGGGAATCACATACCCGTTATAGACCTCATACTGATTTAATCTTGCAACAACTGTTGCTCCGGGCTCAGGATTACCGTCTTGCCCGTTAACCCTACAAAGCACTGCACAGGTGGGATATATAGGCATGTGGTATTCCTAATTCTGCTTTTAAGCTTACTGCTCACAGTATCACTAAAAACGTTGTATTTACAATCAAGGATTAATGACCTTTTGCATTCATAGCTGTTTCAAATTGCGATAGAACAGCATCAATTTCTACTTTGGTAGTTGCATCTTTTAGAGCGTTAGCCGCTATACGTCGAACCTTTTCAGACCAGCGTGCAGCTGTGACCCACTCATCTCTTTCGGTTTTCCAAGCCTGAATAACCTGAGCTGGAGTATCCCCATCAACACCGATAGCCTCCTTGATCCACGGGAAGTCATCCAATGTGGTGGGTTTCGGATTAGCGTTAATCCAAGCTACCGCTTCCTGTTTCATTTCCTGGAGGATTTCGCCTTGCCCCTGTAATGCGGGAAGATGCTCTGACCGAAAATTGTTGAGGTCGGTGAGAATTTTAGCCATCGCTTTCTTCTTGTGCCAATCTAGGTTTGGTCCAATCGTAGGCATTACGTCACCTCAAGCTCTGTTTTGATCCTCATATATGGAAATGGTGGATCCACGACGATCTGGTATGTCTCCGGCCCCAGAAGTGTCAGATCTTCTGTGAGTTCAGTGATTACAGTTTCGCCCCCACTTTCATCTGTCACTGTCACAATGGTGCCTGTTGGCAGTTGTGCCAGATCGTAGGGATTTGCAAAATCAGGAAGCGTTGGACGTGGTGTTGGCGTCATTGTGGTAAGCTCGATGTAATCGTTCTCTGCTGCATCACATTCCAGCTTGGCGTAACCAGCCGGTGCGCTTCCGGCGTCCATCGTTGCTTGGTCGCTGACCGTGCGCCAGTTTGTGATTTCGCCTGTGGCTGTTTTGTAGAGAACATAATTTATTTGAGTCATTATTTTCTCCTCGACATAAGCATAAGGTTCACATTAGCGCCACTGTTCCCACCAGACACGAAACCTGCAGTCATGGTGTGAATGCTCGTGCCGCCAGATATGCCTGTAAATATAAGGGTGGCTATGCCATCGCCACCAGTATTAACAAATGGAAGGTCTCCGCTTGTTCTTACGTTTCCGTTGACAGACAAACTAACAGAAGGAGTAGTACCGTTTGCATTATTAATGCTCCATTTGATTGTGGCGATTGCCACAATGTTAGAACCAACTGGGCACATACATGATGCTTCGGCAGTCGCAATAGAGCCTTCATCAGTTCCTAAGTATGTCACGGCGTTGTCTGCAAGCTGAAGTGTGTTAACCCCACCGCCCTTAACAATTAAATTACCTGAACCATCTGAATCCAGAGTAATGTTGTCAATCTGAAGCTGGCTTGTAGCAATAGCACCTGAATAAACATAGCTTGCTACAATGCTGTCGGCTGTAATCGCAACCGGCACCCAGCTTACTCCTGTGTAGCGATAAAATTTATCCTGTGTTGTGTGATGCCAAAGATCACCAGTATTAGCTCCCGATGGTGTTATAGATTGGCTGTAGGTTTTGATTTTAGAATTTGCAGTAGATAACGCGGTATTTGCTGTACTTTGAGCTGTACTTGCGTCTGATAATGCGTTGTTTGCAGTATTATTTATCGTTGTGAGATCTGAACTAAGTCCGCTCACTTGGCTTTGTAAAAGAGAGCCAGCAATATTTGAGGCCGGAATTGTCAATCCAGTTGCGTTGATATGCTGTGCAGTAACGGAACCATCTAAGATAATATCGTCAGCAGCAAGCCTAAGAGAACTTGCTGGCCCGTTTATTGGATCATCTGCAGCTACCATCTCAAGCTGTGCACCGGCCGTACCAGCTTTGATACGCATCACATATGCAGCAGAAGCATTACCTTCTAAATTGGCAATAGCTGTTGTGTGAGAAGTTACCTGCGCATCAATACCTCCCTCAACAGAAGCATTGTATGTGCTGATTTGGCCGGCCATTGCCTGATCTGCTTGTGCAGAAGTGTAGTAACTATTCTCAAGTGCAGCCCCAATCGAGCTTCCAAGCGGATCTTCGATCTCAGCTTTGAGAGCCAAGTTAGCTACGCTAATCGCGTTCTGTGTACCTACTGCTGTCAAATAGTTTTGGCTCAGCGTGGCCCCTATTGAATTCCCAAGAGGGTCTTCGATGCTGGATTTTACTGCAACCGTATAAGCATTGATTTCGTCGTAAATACTCGACGTCTGCATGTTTGCAGTAAGAATCGTAATACCATCTTCGACTGCAGTCAGGTCCCCAATCAAAGATTGTATCCAAGCATTTACACTAGGTAGTTCCGTGTTCGATAGATAAGTGAGATTGCTATCTACCGTACCAAACAAATTCCAAATTTCATCTTCCACACCCTGAAGCGAAAGCGAGTGAGTAGTATTTTTAGCATCAATATCTGCGAGCAAATTTGCATAATATTGATCCACATAATTTGTAACGTCTGTTGTAATAGTTCCTTCTGCAGTCGTCCAACCACCGGTCAATTCACTCCGAAGAGCTTGAATTTTTTGATCTGTGTAAAGAAACGCATCAAGGCCAGTTTGATAAATAGTTGCTAGGGCTTGCGTAGCATCTGCTTGAGCGTCATCTGCTGATGTCTGTGCAGCACCAATCCAAGCGAGTTGCGCATCTAGCCTATCCGTAAATTCCTGGGCTTTGATTGTAATCTCTTCCCAGGTTGTGATTGGATTGATGGGAGGCATAATTTACACAAACCCTCTGTTACCGAGTTTGTCATCGGTTTCAGATGAGCTCTCTTGAACCAGATCATCTTCTTCTGCCATCAAACAAAGACGTTCATATTCTTTGAAGCATGTCTGTGCCTGTAGCATATTGCTCTCGCTTGGCATGGCCGAAAAAAAGCGACCAGCTACAAAAAATCCAAGTGCTTCCTCGAGAGTAGGAAACAAATTGATCTTAAATGATGGATCAGCGTTTGTCGGAATTACCGGATGTAGCTTCTGATATTCGACTGTAAGCAACACGGGTATAATTTCTGCAGGCTCGATAAAATCAGTCAGTGGGTCTTTGAAATACAACGTGTTGTATGATGTCGTTTTCACTGTAGGAAAACCATCACGATCATTGATTCTCAAATCCTGATCCAATGTGTACTCAGAGTCGTCGTTTCTGATCGACAACACTTTCACAATATCTCCCGTGAATGGATCATCGGCCGTATCAATTATATATCTCGGAGCATCATTACCGACTTCAACATTCGAAACTGCATGCGCGTTATCTAACACATACGAATTGATGTTTTCATCTAGCTGAAGATCCACATAACCTTTGGCGTGGATAAACCGCGTGTAAAGCCGAACCAACCCTCGATTGGCAAAGGTGATGACTCTTGCCTGATCATTCAGATCAATGCTGCCTTCCCCGTCCATACCAAGAAACAAATGTCGAAGCTCACCATGAGAAAGATTTTGATAAAGGTCGCCTAGCAACATGATATATTCCTTTGTTTCTCAGACGATGTATGTCGATATACCTACATCATTATCATAATCGTCTTCATCTTCCCACGGAGAAGTTGTGCCTTCATGTTCAGGGCTCAATTCCGAAGGAGCCCAAGGCGTAAGATATGCAAGCTGAGAAATGGTGTCTATGAAGTCATCGTCTTTCGATTTGAATCCTTTCATAGTCGCCATAGTCACTTCCTCGAGCATCTCACCCATAATACGAGATGCTTTCATTTCTTCAGGCCATTTGATCTTGCCTGCTTTGAATAGAGGAACCACCAGATTAAATCTGCTCAACTTATCTGTCTCTGGCCGGATGCCCAAAGAACCGCCCTTACCTTGAGCCAAATTGAACCAAACATTACGAACCATTTGTTGTTCTTGGATCCACTGAATGAAAGCGCCTTGTTGTCCAGAAACCTCAATACCTACTGATTGCGGCCGATACTGAGCACACAGTCGAAACAGAGCATCCAAGCTTGTATTCATTAGAGCCTTCTCACAAAAGCCATCGACCCAGTACCAATCTCTATTTTGTGAGTAAGCCCAAACCGAAATTACACTCAGGTCATTCGCTTCCTTTGCTTTCGTAGCAAAGTCCGTCGTGATGTAGAAATTGAATTTACTCTTGTTTTGAAGAAGCGTCTTTCTTGAATACCAATGAATCTCATCATCCTGAACCATCCTCTCTTCTTCCGAGGTGATCTTCAGCATGAGTTCCTGCATAAATCCAGAGATTTTTCCGGTTGCTAAAGCAGTCTGATATTCTTCCAGAACGTAATCGTACGTGAATCTATCTTCCCAGGAACCATGGAAATCCTCACGCTTGCACGGAAACTTTTCACAAACTGGATATACGTTTACGCTCCAGCCACCAGATTCTACAGCTTCGTATAGGATGTCATTTTTGTTGAATGGCGTACCAGAGAAGATGATTTTCTTTTTTCCTGGATCCAAAGCATAATTCACACCCTTGTAAACTGTGTCTTTGATTGCTTCCATGGCAGCTTTAGACTTTGCGTCGTCGTCAGATACCAAGTCATCCAAAATAGCAATCGTAGGACGCTTACCAAACATCTTCGTACCACGAAGACCAGTGTTATGCGTGCGAAAGAAGTCATCTGCTGCAAACTGGCGCTCGTCATTATCAACTGCAATGCACTGACTCGGCTCATCCTCTATCCGCTCAATTGATACAATTGCAATTTTATCATTTCGTGGCGGACGTTGTCGCTCCAGCTTTCGCGGGATACGGAACAAGGGCTGATCCAGTCGAATTGAACATTGAAACGCACGGGTATTTCCTTTGTTCATCCAACGTGCTTCGCCGCCGAGTGATCTCACAAGCCACATCACATCTTCAACAAGAGCTTTGCTTGCAGAACAGAAGGATGACTTACCGTCTTTAGTGCAAGTTCCATCGGTGTCCATTAACCCTTGCAGCAAAGCGAGACGCTGCGCGATTGAACCAAAGAGATACTCATCAGGTACTTTCTTCTGGCTCCCGTGTACGTCAAGTCCGTGCATCGAGACAAACGTATTGATCCCCTTTACTGTTCGAGAAATGGTTTTCGGGTTTCGCTTGTCTCGATAAACTTTACCCAGGTCGTAAGGAATCTCAGCTTCATATATCGGCCAGTCGTCTTCATGCGCAGTCAGAACAACAGGGACCTGGCCTGTTGTCTTACCGTTCATCGAACCATCTCCAATCAACGCACCTACGGTGTATGGATCGATTAAAATGTCTTGGTTCTCAGGCCACTCCATCGGTTTTGTATTCTGTACCCAAACCAAAGGACGTTGACTCCCTTTAGGATCGGTAGCAAATAGAGGCTCTTTTATAAGCTCTTCTGTTGTCATACTCTTTTCAATCAAACTATAGCTCGAGAAGGTTCGTTCAGACTTGTAACGCTTGATATGAACTTGGTTCAGATGATCTTCACTAACCTTCAATGTACGGCCATCTTGTAACTTAAGCTCATACATCGGCTTGTGGAAAATTTCACTTTTCTTGGTAATCTTTGTTGGCTTGCCGTCAGCCCCCATAATGACGTCACCAACCTGGCATTCACCTATTGTTGTTGTGCCGCCTTGAGCCAAGAACAGCGGAGTATTTAGTGCGAGAGCCTTAGCACCAAACAACTTGATGCCTAGTTTATGTCCATTCGTGTTTTGAAACTCTATGTAGTTGTCAGTGAACTTGGCTACAGGGAGCCACTTCTGAAGAAACTCTGAATTGTGGTATCTGTGCTCGAGGTTCTTTCTTGCGCTTTTTACGCCGTTTTCCATCGAGTCAGAAATGTAGATGATTCCTTCTACTTCCCCAAAATTATCAAGCTCACCAAATACAGCCACGTAAGGAGCAAAGTATTCAAACATCAGTGTCGTCTTAGCGATGCCTCGATGACACAGGTTTGCAATACGTGAGTTACTTCCAGCAATCTCATCCAGCATTTTTAGATGAACCACTGGTGTAAGGTTCTGCTCTCCTTCAGTACCATTGACCAGTTTGATGAAGTTCACAAAGTTTAGAGCAAATTGGGAGGGAACATAGTTCCCAGAATTCATTTCCTTGTAGTTTACTTCTCGGAGCCAATCATCAACGGACTGTCTCTTAAGGCCTCTAGCCTCAAGCATCTCGTTTAGATCATTGAGCTCTTTATCCTGTAAATCATTGTATAGAGAGTTGCTTGATTCAAGATCTGTTTCTGTCGAAAATATCTTATTCATCGAACAAATTCCCAATTCAAATTCTTGTCTGCGTCGTGTTGGACCACGTAAGGCGCATCATCAGACATAACATCACTGTAGCAAACAAACACTTCTCCAGTATTTTTACTTACAGCCAATGTCAGACCCAACTCCCGATCATGAGCAATGATATGACATTGAATTACTGTGGTTCCTTTTAGAACTTTTGTAGTCACGTTGTATTATCCACTTTTTTTGAGGAGCTCTTCTTCAGGAATCTCCGTAAACGGGGATCTAGCATTTGGATGTTTTTCCAGTATCTCTTTCACCTTAGCTTGTAGAAATTCTCTATGCTTTTCAAGATCAGCATGTTTAGGTGGGCGATCATCAACAAAATTACCTTCAATCATTCCATCTCGAAGAACCACTAAACTACAGATAGC